GCCCAGGAGCGGCCTCGGCGCACCCAGCCCACGCGGCCGCACACCCTGCTCGCGCGGGAGCTGGCGCGTATAGAGATAGGGGGGAAGTTCAGCCACCGGTGCCTCCTTGCCCTGGTCCGACCACGCCACTGGAGACGAGTGTGCGGCCCACCGACGCCACGCCCGAGAGCCCGGTGCCGAGCGCGGCCAGGCGGGCACCCTGGCGGGCGTCCTGGGCTTTCGCGCGGCCAATGCCGAGCGATGTGACCGCCCCACGCCGCAGTTCCTCCGCCTGAAAGCCTTCGAGCCGGGCCTCATCGCGGAGCTGCTGCTGGCGCACTGCCGAGCCAAAGCGCAGGGTTTCCTGATCGAGTTCGGCCTCACGGGCTTCGGTGACGGCCGTGAGGAGTGGTGCGCCGGTGAGTTCCACACCGGCCCCCAGCGTCTGCGCCCGGCGCTCCGCGAACTGGCGCGAGAACTGCTGCTGCCGGGTCTCCAGGTCCAACCCCAGGGCCTGCTGTTCGGCGAGTACCTCGTTCTCCACACCCGCCTGGCGGCGCTCCCCCAGGCGGGCTTCCTGCTCGGCCTGGTTCGCCTGCTGGCGCGCGTTGAACTCGGCGGTCTGCGCCGCCACTTTCCCCTGCCGTGCCTGGGCCGAGACGCTCACTGCAGTGGCCGCCACGGTGGCCGCCACCACCACACCGGCTACGACGAGTGGGGGCATACGTCCTCCGGCGTGATACGCGCGTAGAGCCAGGCATCGCCCCACGGAAAATAGCGCGCGCACACGGCTTCAAAGGTAAAGCCGAGGAGCAGCACGAGGTGCACCGTCTCCTCATCCTCCGCGTTGAGATGCGCTTCCACCCGCCGGTACGCGCGCAAGGCGATCGCCCACGCCAGGAAGCGTCCCATCGTCCGGACCAGGGCGATCGGGTACGACCGTGCCTCCCTCGTGAGGAGGATCCAGCAGCGCCCGTTGCCCGACCAGTCCGCTGCCACCCCGCCAATACCCAGCAGATGCCCACGGCACCGCACGGCGATGTCGTCTCCTAGCTGCGCCTGTGCCATAGCGCTCAGCGCGTCCTCGTGCGCAGGGAACTCCTGGGCCATGAGCCGTATCTCGCGCTCGCCACACGGGGTGACCTCGACATACCCCGTTGAGGCCCGGCACGCGAACGCCATGACGGCGTGACGAGAAGCGTCACGCATTACTCGGCCTCCTCATATTCCAGCTCGCCGGAGACCAGCAGAATGGTCGAGGGAAACGGCAACGTCTGCGCGAACGTGACGCGCCCGTCTGTCGTCCACTCGCCAATGGCGGCTTTCACGTCCACGTCCTCGGGTTCCAGTCCGGTATCCATCAGGTGAGCGACGTCGCGCATGGGCACCATGACGCCACCCACGGTGAGCCCCACGGAGTCGATGAGCCGCGCATGCATGGCGGCCCAGCGCCGCTTGCGCATCTGCAGCGTGCCATCGTCCGCCGGGATCTCGGGGCGCAGCGTCGTGATGTGGGCATCAAAGTGCAGGCCCACGTCGAGCATCTCCACGGCGTAGGGCGTCTCCACCTCACCGCCACTCACGACCTGGCTGCCCAGATCGGTCAGGCGGTGGACCATCACGGTTTCCCCTGCGAGCGTCACGGCGGCTGCGGCTTCCCGCTGCACGAGACGCACCGCGGCGCCTTCCAGATGGTCGAGCCCGCTGAACGTCGTCGCCGGTGCGCCGGCGTAGGCGAGCGCACAATCCACGGTGAGTGCGGCCAGGCGCTCGGCCTGGGTCGTGACGCCTGGACGTGCCACCTCGATGAAGCGCCGGGTCGCGCCGGCAATCTCGCGCCGGACCACGCACCAGAGCTGCTCCGTCTCGTCGGTGTCCTGCGCGTCGTCCACCGGGAGGATCGCGACCGACTCAAAGGCGCCCGCGGTCGTGTGGCGGTGCCAACCGCGCACCTCTTCGAGGAGTTCCATGGTGAGGCCGACAAGCTGCCCATCGCTGCGCACGGCCCACAGGGTTTTGATGGGCTGGCGCTGATAGGCGAGTTGCGTGACCCCGCCGGAGAGGATGTGCTCGGCGAGGAGCGTCAGATCGCGCACGCGACTAATCCGCGTGGACTCCTCGTTGAGCGTCAGTTCGTAGAGCCGCCGGAACCCCCGCTCGACGTGCACGATCGTCGTCGCATCGACGCGCACCGGACGCAGCGGCGGCGAGCCGGTAGTCCCCTGGGGCACCTGGCCCACGTCGTCTGGCTTGAGGATGGGGCCAGCACTGAGCACGAGATGCTCGCCGCCGCGTGTCCCCACAAAGAGGTCACTGAAGGGCTCCATCCATTCGATGGTGTTCATGTGATTCGCGGAGAGTTCGATTTCCATGGCATCATCGGCCTGGCTTCCCATCGTGAACTGCTCGAACTCGCCGCTGACGGACAGCCACACCGTTAACGGTTGCTGCGTGGTCCCGCCAAAACAGAGACGTCCCTGATGAAACGACACCGCGCGTGGATAGCCCCGCTCCGCCGACCACGCTTTGACACCCAGCGTCCAGGCACCGGCGTTGACGAGCGTGTCAGCATCGAGCGGATCCCAGACAATGCCGACGATGGTCGAGGCGTCGAGGACTCCGGTAACCTCGACAGTGCCACCCGCGATGGTCAGGAGCTTCTCCACGTCCTGGCTTCGAAACGCCTGGGCAGAGACATTTTTGACCGTCGCATTGTCCACCACGGCCTGCTGGTCCTGATTGTTGCGGAAGTGCACGTAGGTCGTTGCTCCTGTCGCGACAAAGGTCACCTCATGCTCGTTGCCCACCTGATACGTGGCTTCCCCGGCCAGTTCAGAGCCCGTCGCGGTGGTGCCGACGAGGACCGCCACCGGATTTTCCCGGACATCGAACGCCAGACGGTAGGAGCGCCCGGCCACCGTGGTGAGCGTCTGACGCCGCCAGCCGACGCCGTTTTCGCCGCCGTCTAAGCGCAGCTCCCCTGCGGTGATACTGGCCGTCCCGGTCTGGCGAATGGTGTACGCCTTGCCTGCCGGCCAGGAGGCTCCCGCGGTTGCCGTGGTGAGCTTCGTCTGCGAGACCACGGCTTCGACGCGGTCCTGCGTGCCGTCGGTCGTGTTGTAGGCGATGTGCGCGACTTCCACACCAGCGGTCATGAAGGTGGCCCCGGTATCAACCAGGGTCGTATTGACCGGGTCGGGCGCCGGGTCGGTTGTCGTGCCGCTGGCGACGGTCGGCCCCGAGAGATCGTCCCAGCCGGTCGCCTCATCGAAGCCACCACTCACGAGCATCTCGGGTGCTGAGTCGAGCGTGCGCTGGGCACTGAGGGTCACGAGCGCCCCTTGCGGACCAGCTTTATCGGGCTCGAGATCCACCACGGGTGAGCCTTCGAGCACCCACTGCCCCGCGGTGATGGGAGCGGTCGAAGGAAAATCCACCAGAATCGTGCAGATGACGGTTGCCGAGGGCGACGTGCCCCCGAGCGCGGTGATGACGGCGCGTGCATCGCCTGAGCGGATCTGGCGATCGACGTCGCCATCGAGAAACACGGCACTGCCCGCGGTGAACGTGACACCAGTGCCCGTGGTCGCGCCCGGGGTGAGGGTCGTGCCCAGGTCCGTGTCCGCGTCTGCCGCTGGCATGGGGCGAAAGGGAATGACTTTATATTCCCAGCTCGTATGCGACAGCCTCAGCAGTTTCGCCGGCGGGTAGTCCGGGTGCACGATGTAGAGCACATCGGCCGACTGCGTCATCTGCAGTGCGAAGAGGTCCGCCTCATTATACGGTGTGGCGACCTCGACGGGTGTCCCCGGCGGGCTCTCTAAGCGTCCGAGATCGGCATAGAAGCGGATATAGAGATGCCCGATCTCCAGGATATACGCCTGCTCTACGCTAAACTCGAAGCGCTCCAGCCGACAGCGCCGTGTGTCGTACTTCGCCCGCGCCACGAACAGCGTCCCCGCTCTTTTCTCAACACCCCCCTGGGACAGCGTGCGGTAGTTCTGGCACACGGCCAGGCCAGCGAAATAGCGATTGATGTCCACGCGACCGCCGAGGCGCGGGGACAGTTCACCAGCCGTGAAGGAGTATTGCACACTTCTAAGAGGCATTAGAGCGGCTCCGCAATATCGCCCATGGGCGGAAATGGGTCTTCGCCACGGATGGCGATATACGTCTCGTTCAGCGCGCGTGGCGGACTATCCTGATGGCCGTCAATGTCGATCACGCGCCCGAGCTGGGTCTGGAGCTCGGCGAAGAGTTGCGTGCGCAGGGTGGTCTTGCCGGTGAGGCGCTGACTGATGGCGAGCGCCAGCCACATGGCCAGGGTATCGCTAAACAGCGGCGGAAAGAGCGCCTCTGAGACGCGCGCGATATAGCGCAGCACGACCGAGGGGGCACTCGTGAGAATGACCGGGGTCTGCGTGTCGGGCGTGTTTGGGGCAATGTAGACCTCGCGCGCGTAGGCAAAATGCTGCGTGTGAATGGATAACGCGCGCAGGGGAAAGGGGGCCGTGGGCCAGGAGTACATATAGCTATACTCGTCATCCGGCGGCGCGTCGGCGATGCGCGTGAGTGTCTGGCGCGTCGTGGCGAACGTCCACGGCGCCCACGACAAGATCTTATCGCGCACCAGCGGGTAGTAGAGCTGACACACCGGGCTATCGGAGGGCGCGGTAATGGATTTGTCGCCGACATAGTTGAGCGCCAGGTTAAACAGGGTCAGCGCGGCGAGCGATTCCGCCATCGCCTTTGTCCTCCAGGTCGAGCGTCAACACCTGTAGGAGATCGGCGAGCGCTTCCTCGGCAATCTCCAACCCCACCGCCAGGTCACTATGCGGGTCAGCGCGCACACGGTCCTGTTGCACACGCGTCAGGCATGCGGCCAGCACGTCCCGCGACTGGAGCCAGTAGATGCGCTGTCCAGCGTCCACCACCAATCCTCCTGTCTGGGGGCTCCGCCGTTCAGGGCGGCGGACTGACTACGTTTCTCCTTGCAGGCCTTCAACGGCTTTTCTGATGTCGGCCAAGCGCTTTTCGAGCCTGGAGAGTTCACGGCCGCGCGTCTTCACCTGCGCCTCCAGCGCGTCACGCTCCGTGCGGAGCGCCTCCACGTCGGCCTCAAGGCGCATCCGCTCATCGCCCAGCTGCGCGACCTGCGCGAGCACTTCACCGGCCTGCTCCTGTTTCCACGCTGCGAGATCCAGGGCGATCCGCTCCCGCCCTTTGTCCAGTTCGACGTCGACCTGCTCCTGCACGCGCGTGAGCTGCTTCGTCACGTCGCCCAGGTGCTCTTCGGCGGTGAGCCACTGCTCGCGCGTGTGCACGAGCGCCGCCTGCACGCGCTCAAGCTCGGTCTGCGCCTGCGCCGCTTCCGCAAACACCCACTCCGCATCGGAGAGCCGCTCGACGAACTGGCGTATTTCCTGCGCTGTGACGCGCGCGTGTTCGTAGTTGATGGGCTCATCTGCCATACGACCAACGTCCTACATGGTTCGGGTTAGACCCCGCCGCCCCGGCTCGCTTTGATGCGCACACGCGCGGAGCCAGTGCCCGCCACGACGCGCGGTCGGACCATATACGGGGCATTGATCGACACATGACCGCCGGGCGCCGTGAGCACAATCTCGGTGTAGAGCGCGTTGCGCAGGCGGTACCACACCACGAGCGCGTCACCTTCGCGCGAGAGCGAGCCCTCCATGCCGATCGTCGGCGTGCCTGAGAGCATCTCCATCACCTGGATCTCCACCGCCGCACACGGCCCAATGACCAGGAGTGGCGGGTCGGTATCGGTCTCGTCGATCACCCACTCCTGGAGGAGAAGGCCATAATCGGTCTCGATGCGATGAGTGGTAGCCATGCGTGCGGTCTCAAGGAGTCGGCGGGCGCAAGCGCCCCAGCATCTCGGTGCACGACAGCAAGCGCTCGACCAGTTCCCGGGTCGTGTCTTGCTGATGACGCAGCTCGCTAATGAGCCAGTGCACGATCGCCGCACCGATGAGCAGCAAGGCGAGCGACACGATCGGCCCACCCTGCTGCAGCAATGGGAGCACCAGGCCCAGGACTCGGCTCGCACGTCCGCCGTTCGCCCCGTTCGTCGCCACGCTCAGGCGCTCGGCGAGCCGAGCGTGTAGGCAATAACGCCTTTGACCGTCGCGCCAGCAGGAATGGTGCCGCCCGTACACTGAAAGGTCAGAACCGCCGGACCCTCGAAGACGCGGCTCTCCAGGGCACCGGTGGCATCGTTCAAGACTTTGGTCCCCGCCGCCGCCACGTCGAGCGCGGTCCCTAAGCCCGTGAGTGAGGCGGCTTGCGTGGTGCCATCGGGTTTGAGGTACGCCTCCCACCCGAACGAGAGCACGCGCGACGTGCCAAAGGCACTATGCCGGATGCGCGACAGGTGCGAAATGTAGCGCGCCCCGGCCGGCAGCTTGCACACACGAATCGTCGAATTGGCATCACCCGCTGCGACACCCTGCGTGAATTCAAACACTTCGAGAATCGTCCCGGCACCACTTTTGGAGCGCCGATTAAACTTCGGAGGCGTCGCCTCAATATTGATGAGGAGATCGCTTTCTTCCTGAGTCTCAGCCATAGGACTTTCTCCTATAGTACTTATGCAGGCGATGCTGTGGTATCGACCCCAATCTCCACGACCATCTTATCGTCGACGCGAACATAGTTGAATTTATCCTCGCGAAACACCTGCATGGCGTAGGACAAATCCGCCCGCTCACCGGCGCGCATCTTCACCTCGGCGTTCTTGCCACAGCCCATGCCCATCTTCGCATAGGCCACGGTATACCGTGTGGTCGCAATGGTCGGCATCTGCGTGGTGGGAATCCAGTTGAAGCCCATGAGGCCCTGCACCGGCTTGCCTTCCATGAGGGCCTGGCGCGACACATAGTCGAGTGAAGTGAACTGTGTCTCGGTGAGCAGGAAGCGGATATCTTCAGGGTGATAGAGGAGAAAGTAGGGGCCCATCACCTCGACGTCGCCGCCGGTCGCGGTATCGAGGATGGCGCGCGCCTGGATGATTTTATTGCGTGTCAGCCCCGTCGTCCCCGCCGCGATCTTCTGCGCTGCCGGCAGCGCCACCACGGTGGACGCGGCGCCGAAGGTGTCTTCGGTGGTTTCCGTCGCGTCGCCTCTGGCAGCCGTAATGAGCCGACTGGTGTGCGTCCGGTTGAGCGCGGCGGCGGCGGTGGTCACGTACTCGCTTTCGGCCTGCCACATGTGCTCCCACTCGTCGATCTGATCTTCCATGAGGTTGATCCGCCACGGCGTGGGAAAGGCCCAGCGCATCGTCGCCGCCGGGGTATTGTTGGGCGTCGGCGCAAACCGTGAGGTCGGCGTCTCGCCCTCAGCGACCGCCAGGACCGGGAACCCGATCATGCGCGCGCGCTGCGTTTTCATCATCGTCGTGCCGTCCACTTTGGCGCGCGATTCCTGCGCCTTGTGGTGCACGTTGTCGAAATACGCCCTTACTTGCCAGCCTTCAACGGGCATTATGTCCTACCTCAGTGCTCAGGGCTTGATGCCATGAGCGAGAGAGTGCCGGCACCTGCCGATCTCTCTAGCCTTCACGTGGCTCTTCGGGGTGGGTGTTGGGCCGGATCGTCCACCCGACGAGTCCCCGGCCAGGTCTGTCCCTCCTGCTCTTGCCTTGTCAAGAACCTCCGAGAAACCTCCCCGTTCAGGGAGAGGAGGATGTCACGTCATGCCACACGCCATCGTGCCATCGTGCGACCAGCTTCCCGGACGCACTATGCACGCCCGCCGCCCTCATGGCCTGGCGTATCCACTGTTGCACGGACGTATAGCACTCCCACCTGGAGCTCTCCTCATACGGGTGCGGAGAGCACAATAGCAGTTGGAGGGCCTCTGGGCCTGGGACAGCCCAGACCTCAGGCCTGCCCAGACAGCCCAGCTGTATATCTCCCACCTCCTGAGCGCCGTCAGGGAACGTGTACCACGTTTTCACGCACCCAAACAGCCCGGCGCCACAATGCGGGCAGCGTCCTAGCGTGGGTGGCACGCCGAACGTCCAATCAGACCAATCTTCCCGATATACCAGCCGAGTACAGTCATGTGGTTTATACAGTCTGTGCATAAGGAGTGCCTAGACGTCTTACCTTTCTTCTTCTCTGAGATCGATGCCCGTAAAGGCCCCGACCTGGAGTCCATCGCGCTGGCTGCCGTACGCCAGCGGCCCGTAGCGTTGCTGCACGGCCTGAAAATCTGCCGGCGTCATGCGGCCCTCACGCAGTTCGCCGCGCGCGCGGTTAATGCGCTCTTGCGCGTCCTGCGCGCTCGTAGCGCCGTGTGCGCCACCCGGTACGAAGCGATCGTGCCCTTTCAAGCGTGCCAGCTCATACGCCATCTGCACGAACTGCGGCACGTTACCGAGGAGCTGGGGGCGTCCGTCCGCGTCTTTCGCTACCATGGTCTCGACCCAGCCCGTATCGCCGAACTCCCGGCGCAGGCCTTCCATGGCGACCGCGATGTTATGGTCTGCCATGGCGCCCCAGTGCTGCTTGAGCTGCTCGTAGCCGGCCTGGCGCTGGGCGCCTTCCCCTTCCTGGAACGCCTGCCACTGCTGCGCGCTGTACTGCGCGTACCACTGCACGATGGGCGCAAGCTGCGCGTCGGTCATGCCCGCCTTGTGGGCTTCGGCGAGGAAGCCCTGAAAGGCCTCAGGCGCCATCTGCGGCATGCCGTCTGGCATGGTGGGCGCCGTGGTCGTGTACTTGTCCGGCGTCTGCGGCACGCCGAGCGCCGTCCGGAAGGCCTGTACTGCCTCGGGTGTGGCGTCCTGGCCCGGGACCTGCAGGCCCTGGGGGCGCTCGCCGAATTTGCGCTCCAGCTCCAGATGCCCGCGCGCGAAGTCATCGGCGCTCTTGTAGCGCGCGAATGTCGGGGACGTGCGAAGCGCCGCGTCCTCGAACATCGTCTCGGTCCACGGGGTCGCGCCGGCAGCGCCCGTGCCCGTGTCAGCACCTGCGCCCGCGCCAGCACCACCATCGGCACCGGCCTCGGCCATCAGCAGCGGAAAGCGCCGTGTCACTGGGTATCCTCCTCCTCGCGTGTCTGCCTCGGCACACGCGCTTCGTCGATCGCGTCGAGCAGCTCGCGCACCAGATCCTGACGCCCGACCCACCGCAGGCACTGCTCGGGCTCAAGAGGCGGATGCGCCAGGAGATAGGTGTGCACCAGGTACCCGATCACCTGCCTGCCCCAGGGCATCACCAGCATCGAGCACAGCGCGGCGTGGAACTCCGCCTCACTGCACGCCTCAAAGTCGTTAAGCCTGGGCACCCGTAAACTCCCGGATGGCGTCGAGCGCGGGCGCCGCGTCCCCGGCCGCTTTCGCGACCTGGCTGCCGGTATCAAGCTGTGCCTGCTGCTCTGCCTGCACCTGCGCCTGGGCGCGCACCGCCTCCATAAAGCGCCGATCGGTAATCAGCGGCTCGGGGAAGCCCCGCGCGCGCAAGAAGCGGGCGACCGTGTCATCGAGCGCGACGTTCTGGAGAATCGCCCGGTCCCCCGTGCGCTCGGCCAGCTGCAGCACGAACTCCACGCCCTCGGTAATGGCCTCGACGTCGTCTTCCTTTTGCGCTCGGGCCAGCGGTCCCAGGTATTCCACGTTGATGTGCCCCTGGTTGGCCAGCGCCGCTTCGATGATGACGTCGGGCGGCTGCGGGAAGGCGCCAGCATGCAGCATAAGCGAGAACGAGACGTCGATAAACGGGTTCAGGAACTCGGCCAGCAACCGGAAGAACGCCGGTCCCATGATGCGGGCCATCTGCCGGCGGCGGAGCATGAGTTCGCCGAGGGTGCGGTGCGTGCGCTGCGTGGTCTCCGGCAAAAACTGGAGCTGGTCGATGTAAAAGGCCCGCAGGATACGCGAGCGCCGCTCCTCGATCTGGAGCTGGGCCAGGTCCATGCGCGAGCCCGACGCGTACGGCACGAACGAGCCGCCCTTCGCCAGGGGGTTGAGCGTGCCCGGCAGCAGCGACACCCGGCCGATGGTCTCGCGACTCTCCCCGACCAGCCATCCCGGGGGCAGGATGGTCATGGGGAGGGCCCGGAGCGCGTCCTTGTCAATGAGCTGCAGCGTCTTCGACTCCGGCAGCACGATATGCCCGCGGCCAAAGCCCCAGGGCGTGTGCTGGCTGATTTTCTCCCACCGGAAGACCAGGTACGGGAACCACCGGTACCCCGACTCGTGTACCAGGTGCTTGTGCGTGACATCCACCCAGCACGAGGCCCACGGCATATTTTTCGCATCACGCTGCCCTCTGTCGCGGTCGCGTCGCGGGTAGACGGCGTGGAGGTACTTGCCGGGCTCGAAGCGCCGAGCGGCGCCGTCGTCCGAGAGCGCGTCCTGGACGTTCGTATGCAGGGCCTCTTTGCCCCAGATTTCCGCGGCCTGGTGCGGCGACAGCTCGCGGTCCTCGTAGAGGGTATCGACGCGGCCCGTCGCACTCTCTGCCGTGTAGTAGGTGCCGATAAGCAGCGAGTGCGCCTCATAGCCGCGAAAGCCTGGTGTGAGGCGCTCGGCCATCTGCTGCTCATCGAGGTAGAGGGCGCCCGTGCCGAATCCGGCGTACTGGCGGTACGCCTCGTGCACCGCCGTCGTGACCGGCGCTTCGTCCGAGACCATCTCCTCGTACAGAATCTGGGAGACGTCATCGAGCCAGCGCGCCGCCTCCTGATTGTCGCGTAAGGACCGCATGCGCAGGCCGAACCACAGCATCTGCCAGTTGGTGATCCAGGCCCCCAGGTGTGCCACGAAGGTATCGAGCGCCCACATGGCGGTGGAATCGTAGAGCTGGCGCGTGCGTGTCGTCCCCGGCTGGCGCCAGGAGAGGATATCACTCTGCCCTGGCAGCATGAGGTCAGCAATATCCTGCCAGTCCTGGAGCCAGGCGTGGGTCTGGCTCGCCAGGGCGTCACGTTCGCGCATGATGCGTGCTACGTCTGCCGGCATGGGTCATCCTACCAGTGTGCGCTTCTTCGGCTGTGTCGAACTATAGTCACCCAGTTGGGTTGTCGTCATCGAGCGGACGGCACTCCTCAGTCCTGCGGGCTTCAGGCTGTCTACCCGGAGCGTCCCCTCTGTGGCGGCCTGCGCAATCCGGGCTGTGCGGGCCTGTGACTCGGACTGTGCGGGCCTGTGACTCGGACTGTGCGGGCATGGCCTATTCTCCAAGCAAGGTCTTGCGCGTCGAGACCACCGGCCCCGTATCGCCGGCCCCACCGCCGGGCGTCAGCAGCGTCTGGCGCCGGCCGCGCCTCCGGGCGAGCGCGCGTGTCTCTTCCTCGGCCCCCTGCACGGCCTCGGAGGTCCTCGCCGGTGGAGGCAGCGGCGTCGGCGTCGGCGGCGGGGTGCGGGGCGCCGGGGGCTCGGGGAATTTTGGCGTGTCGCCAAAGAAGGACATAGCTACCACCTCCCCATGGGGTTAAAGTCGGCGCCGGGCTGCTGGCGCGCGCGGCGTGAGCGCCCACCGAAGGGCGGCTCCTCGTGCTCCTGGACCGCCAGGCCCACCGCGAGGTAGCGAAACGCCGACGCCGGATGTGACGCCCAGTCGTGCAGCGGCCGGTCGTGAAACACCTTTTTCTCCTCGTCCCACTCGCGCCGGTACGATCTGAGGCCGTTCAACCCCTGGCGGGTGTGCTCGGCATCGAAGACGCAGCGCGAAAGGAGGGTACGCGCGGCGTTGATGCCGTCCACCAGGGGCCACTTCGGCACCGCCGTGAAGCAGTAGCCGAACTCGGTGAGCTGCTCGGCCCGCGTTTTCCCGGTGCCCCAGTCCGCTTCGCCCAGATCCTGCTCCATGGCAAAATGCTTCCCGTAGAGGTAGCCCTTCTGGTCGAGCATCTGCGCGTAGTAGTCCGCCCCTTTGTTACTTGCCTGGTGATAGTCCATGACCAGCACCCGGTTGCCGTGCATCTGGCAGAACCACACGCTATTGGTGTCGTGGGCCTTCGACGTGCCCAGATCCCACGCGGTGTGCACACGCCTGGACGGGTCGTAGGCCACGGTCGTGATCCGTCCGTCACGCTCGGCTTTCAGCAGCTCGTCGGCCCAGTAGGCGCCCGGCATCGGCGCTTTCCAGGAGAGGTAGTATTCCTGCTCGATCAGCGCATCCACGCCCTGCACACCGCGCGCCAGGAGTTCCTGGCGGTGCGCGTCAATGGCCGCGTCCGTAATGACGGGCGTGCCATCTTCGCCTGGAGCGTCGCGCCTGGTGTGATCCACGGTCAGATACTCCACGTGCCAGTCGGGCTGGGCAATCGCATACTGGTAGAGGTCATAGCCGTGGTTCTCGCCACGCGGCGTATAGGCAAGGATTTCCCAGCCGTCGTTTTCCGCGAGAATCGGCCTGGCGTAGTCACGTGCCAGCGGATTTTGTAAGCTGAACTCATCCCAGATGACTCCCACCGTGTTCCCGCCGACCACGGCGTTGACATTGCGATCGGTTCCGAGGAGTTGATACGTGCTGCCGGGCCAGGCCGGCTGCATCGTGTCACGCAGCGTGATCTTCAGCTCGTTTTTGTTGGGCGGCCGCTGCCGGAGCGCTGCCGGAAAATGTTCGATGTAGCGCAAACCACTCCGGCCGATCCCGTCCCACACAATTTCCCGCGCTTGCTTGAGGAAGGGGAAGATATGTAAGTAGTTCCCTTTCCGCTGCAGCATGGGCTGTGGTACGAAGGAGATCAGGCTCTCGGTTTTGCCACTGCGCCGATGCATGACCAGCAGGATATGCCGGCACCCGCGCTGCCACGCCGCATAGATGCGCCGATGGTACGACCGGGGCGTGTACCTATACGGGATCTGGATTCTCGTCGCCATACTGCGTCTGCTCCACTACGAGCGGTCCCGTGAAGGTGTGCGTCGTGTCCGTGCGCTCGCGATAGACGTCGGGACGCCGCGCCCGCAAGCGAAACATGAGGAGCGCGTCCGAGTACTCGCGCACGTGGCCAACGCGCTGGCCGCGCCAGTAGACGGGCTTCCTGACACCTTTCGTGGCGCGTCGATCGGCTTCACACTCCAGGAAGTCGTCGTACTCGGCCTGCGCCTCATCCCACGCCTGGGCAAACGCCGCAAGCTGCGCGCGCCATTCGTAGACGGCCGTCCTTGACGTCTTGATCGCCCGCGCTGCCAGGGTCACATTGCCGGTCTTGCGGAGGATCTCCACAAATTTCGCGCGCGTTTTGGCTGTCAACTTTGTCAACTTTGCCACCCGCACGACCTCGACGGTGGCCGCATTCCTCAAGCCTGGTAGCGGCGATGACTACCAGGCTCCGGAGCCGGCTATGGCCACAAAAAAACCGGAGCTGTGAAGGCAGTTCCCCCCGCCCCACGGCTCCGGTTTCGTGTGGTATATGCCGGGAAGTGTACGCAGAAATCGCGACGTGTCAAGCGCGCGGCACGGCACCGTGGCGTCAGGCGCGCGTGGGGGGGGCGGCGGGTTAGGGGCGCGAGGGAGTTCTCGCGCGCGTCATTTCACAAGCCATTTCCTCATCAAGAGGGAGTCCGCTACAGGGTACGTGGGGTGACAATGCAGGAGTGCGCGCCGGTTGTTTCTCCAGCGGCACCATATCGAGAAGATGCCCATGTGCAATAATCGTTCTGCCCTTCGTCGGCTGAACGGTGTCGTCTTGTACAGCGAACCAGGGGCGTTCTAATGCAGTAATGCGAGCTGTGACAGCAAAATAGTCTCGTTGTTTTGCTGTGCGCGTATGTGCTCTGATTGTCTCTCCCAGAGAACGATCACAGGTAAGCCAATAGTATGTATAGACGACCCATGAAAGCAGAGGAGGATTGAGCAGAGTGTGTGGAGCGAAAGGCGTAAGCAAGAGAGTATATCCCTCCTGTGTCGCGCGTATATCTTGTATATAGGCAGCAAAGACAATGGGGCGCTCATCACGTCGGATCATCGTCTCTTGCACATCAACGGTATAGTCCTGGCTTGCATCTTGCCAATCCAGCACACCATTGGTCCGTGTCGCGAGAAGGTGCAACTGCTC